GAGGCGAAGCAGGGCGAGGTAGACAGCTTCGAGCAGTTGGTGCAAGCTTCCAAAGCCTTCTTTGCTCAGATGAAAAAGGACTTGGACGCCATTTTCTTTCCCGATCGCAACGCTGTGGAAGCGGATAACGTGAGACGATTGGAGTCACCAGAGGAAAGCGAGAATACGGATGGACCCGCTGAGCGATTGGATCGAGCGTTATGAGGTGCTGCTGGGCTTCACGTTGCTGGAGGCGTGGCGCTGGTTGCTGGAAAGGATAGGGCGGCATGGCAAGTGACGATCTGACGCCGAGCCAGCTGTCGGCTCTCGAAATCGAGCATTGGAAGCAGCGTGCCTGGGACGCTGAAGCGCGGGAGTATGCTGCAATCGAGGAAGCGAGGCGAGCGCGGCTGCTGATCGAGCGCTTCGCCCGGATCGACGTGCGCACGCTCAGCATGGCGCAGTTCACCGCGCTCCAGGGCGAGTTTCGCGCCTTCATGGCGCTTGAGATGAGCAATGGCAGATAAGCATATGCATAAGTGGCCGCTGGATTGTAGATGTGGAGCCGAAGCAGGCGCTATCATTGCTGACCTTGAGCAGCAGCTCGCCCAGACGCGGGAAGAAATCGAGAACCTGAAAGGGCTTGTGAGCGAGAGCCAGCTTACAAATCAGCGGCTGAGAGAACATGGCACCACAGAAGCGCAACATCTGAAGATGGAGCTGTCGTTGCAAGAGCGCGTCAGGGAAGGACTACAGAAAGAACGCGACCAGGCGCAAGACTCGCTCAGGAGCACGCTGGATCAGATGACAGAGTTGGAAGCAGAGGCCGCCGAGATGCGCGCGCTGCTGGAAGAGTGGATGGACTTGACCTCCAGAAATCCTTTGCCGAGTGAAAGAACCATCCGCATTAAGTCGAGCACCTACTTTGTCGAACACCCAGTCCCGGCGCAGTTGGAAGACGATAGTGAGGAGTAAGACTCATGGAAGAGATAGAGATACCGCAGCACGCCGTGGCCTCGTTCTTTAGCGAAGGCCCCGCTGAGGGCCTGAGCCTGATGCAGCGGATTCAGCACCTGGAGGTAACGCCAGAAGAACGCCAGCGCTACTGGGATCGCCTCTGTGCCCTGCTGCGCCAATGGTGGGAGGATGTAAAGGCAGCGTTTCAGCGGTTTGCTGATGCTGTTGCGGAAGCGTTCAGGCCCTTCGTACAACTTCTGGACGATTGGGCGAAACGGCTCTGGCAGCGCGCCTATCCAAAAGCAGCCAAACTGCGCCGCTTTCCACCGCTGCCCGATAAACGCGCCTGGCAGCACAGTCAGAAGCGCCGGGGCCAGATACGGCGTGAGCGGCGCGTGGCGGCCAAGATCAGGACCGCGCTCTTCTACCGCTATCAGCCCGCGCGATAGCCGTCTTTTGGCCTCGCTTCTGCTACAGAGCGTCACAGGCAACGCCGGGCATGCGCTGAGGCTTCTTGCATGTTCCGCTCTCTAGGCGCTGCCTCTTTTAACAATCGCTGCTACAATCTGTAGCATTTTCCTGAGTTTGGTTGTATACTATCGACAAGGCGGCAAGGATGCGCGCAGGAAGCGACCGCCTTCCGGTATTCACGGATGCTGTATCGTGCATCATCCCCAGCGCGCCTTATCCGTGCGCTGGGGTTTTTCATAGGCGGTGATCGATGAGCTATCCAGATGCTGAGCAGAGCGTGAAGACGGCCGTAGTACGCATCCAGACGAAGATGGCGGGACAGGAGGCGCTGCGCCCCAAAGAGCACGCGAAGCTGCATCGTCCGAGCCTGCCGCCGGATTGCCCGCATAGCCTGGTCGAGCGCGTGTCCAAGTCGCTGTTCATCTGCCGGGATTGTGGTTGGCGCGTTTATCCTGACCCTGACTGGTTTGATCGAGGGTTTCTCATATGGCAATAGGGAAGCTATTTGAGCATCGGCCCCATCCACACCAACCGCGCAACGTCAACGAGGTTCACCAGGCGGAGCGGCTGAGCCTGAACGATCGCATCGCCGTGTTCATTTCTCGCAACGTCGGCACGATGATGTGTGCCTATGTCTTCGCCGGGATCGGCATTGCCTCGCTGGTCGGCGCGTTGACCGCCAACGCCCTGCTGGCGCTCACCTTCGGCGCGCTGTCGAGCTACTTCCTGCAACTGGTGCTTTTGCCCATCATCATGGTCGGCCAGAACGTCCAGGCCCGCCACAGCGAACTCATGGCCGCTGAGTCCTATCACGCGACCATGAAGACCTGTGATGACAGTGAGCAGATCATGGCGCATTTGAGCGCGCAGGATGAGCAACTGATGGCGATCCGGAGGCTGATCGAGGGCAGGGCGCCATGAGAAAAGGTTACTGGCTCACCGCGTGTGCCATTCTGGTCGCTGGGGTGCTCATCCTGGGCGGAAGTATCTTGCTGATGCTGGCGGTGCAACCATGAGGCGGCGCGTGTTTTGGGAGGTGGTCTCCTGGCTGTTTATGTTTGGGGTGCTCGGTTTGGTCGCGCTAGCCTGGTGGCTGGTGTTGCATTGATTGGCTGGATGGTTGGCATTTTAGCCCTACCCGCGAAAGGGAATGACATGACAACGGAGGAACTCCGCGCCAATCCGGGCGCTATGAGCGCAGTGAGAGAATATGCGGCAGCAGCCGGAACAGATGAGTCTGCTGTGCTCTCAGCGCTGGTGAATGTGTTGAATCACCCGATATGGTCAGGGGATAATTTTAACTCCTCCGACGCGGAGCGGATAGTCGAGATCATGGGTGACATGGCTGGTTTTAGTGATACGGCGAAAGGGAACGATAGATGAGTGAAGCGACAGCCGTGGAACCTCCGGCTGAGGCCGATATCGGCAGCGTCGCCTATTTTGAGCGCAGGCTTGATGAGTCGATCAAGCAGAGTCCTGCCTACAAGGCGCTGGTGACCGAAATCGAAACGCTGAAGCGGGGACAGACGAAGCAGCGCGAAGACCACACGACGCTCTGGAACTGGGTGAAGAAGGTTGAGGAGCGCCTGATTCGGAGAGAGCGTGACGAGCCACCGGCAAAGCTGGCGAAAGGCGATGGCGAATGACCTGGGCGCTGGTGGTCTCGCTGATTCTGCTGATCGGCTCCTGCGTGACGGCACTCGGCTATGAACTTTATGCCGTGTTCACTCGCCGGGCGACTACGATCACCGATATCGTGCGCACCTGGGAAGCGCAATCGGCGGGCAACAAGGGCTGGGTCAGCGGCATCGGTATCGGCGCGATTCTGGGCCTGGTGGTGCTGCTCGCGCATTTCCTGGGTGGCTTCTGATGGATATGGTCGCTTTCATCATTGGCCCCGACGGGAGCATGCGGGCGACCTGTACCAGTTGTGGCACTGAAGCGGATATGGATTCGCTAACGCTCTGGATCAATCGGAAAACGCAGCAAGCGATAGCCCTCTGCGCCGCTTGTAGACAGGCGCAAAAAGCTGCCTCGTCAGAATCGCATTCTAGGGGCTTCCAGGGGCATTTCAACGGCAAACGTCTTATCATCCTGCCATGACCCACTCAAGAGGGGTGGGCCAGCGCACGCGAAGGAGCGCAAGACGAATATGGGCCAGCAGGTCACGCAAACCGTGAGCGATGAGAAGCTTGACCAGATCGAACGAGCGTATAGAGAGCGGTGTGCCCGATTTGAGCGCACGCTGGAGCACATCATCGAACGAGACGGCTTTATTCTGGCCGAGATGAAAGCAAAGAACGGTGACACATTCATCGAGTGTACGAATGCGCCGCTGGTTGGTGTGGGTAATTATTGTGTGGAGGCCAGTTTTACCATTGATCGCTTCCTCGTAGAATCTGCACGTTTTGATTTGATCAAGGATGAGATCGAGCGTGTCCTGGCGCAATGCAAAGAAGCGTGGGAGAAAGGCAAGGAGACACATGACCAGGCGTGAGTTCCAATCGCTCCTGGAGCGCATTGCGAAGCTGGAAGAGCGGCTTGGGATTGCAGAGGGGCAACTGAGGCAGTTCCAGCAGGAACATGGACCGCTCTTTGAGCCATTGCCCAGCGTGACCGCGCCGCCGAATACAGTGTTCACCTTCCATGGCATCACGCTCTGCCCCGCGTGTGGCCTTGGCTATCCGATTGGAACGCAGCACTTCTGCCAGCCCAATACGGTTGGCACGGGTCCCTATCTGGTGCAGTAGCCATGCCTTCACAGAAACAAACCAACACCAAACCGACACCTAAAAAAACACGTGAGACCGTTTTTTCCCGCGTCAGGGCACTGGCGCGTAAGCCAGGTGAATCCCTGACTCCAGAAGAACGGTTGCGCCTACAAGATGCTGTTCTGGAAGCCTATGCCGACAAGGGCACGATTCGGGCAGCCTGCATCAAGGTTGGCATCCACCGAAGCACCTTCTACGATTGCAGGAAAAAGACGAGACGTTCAGCTTTCGATTCAAGCAAGCGCAGGCTCTATATGATGAGTCGCTGCGTGATGAGATTAACCGGAGGGCAAAAGAGGGATGGCTTGAGCCGCTGGTGAGTGCAGGACAGCGCCTAGGAACTGTGCGGAAATACAGTGATACCTTGCTCATTTTTCATTCCAAGATGCGTATGCCTGAATACCGCGAGAAAACTCAGGTGGATATGACAGCAACTGTTAATCATCAAGGTAACGCTCTTGCTGAGATCATTCACCTGCTCACACCGGAGCAGCGTACACAACTGAAAACCTGGATAGAGACAGCAAAAGAACAGCAGGGATAGCCATGCAACACATTGTAGCAGCAGAGAACAGAGATAAGGTGCTCCAAGCCATTGAGGCTGAGGATTGCCGTGACTCGTTCAAGCTGTTTGCTATCTCTGCCTGGCATATCATCGAGCCGCGCCCGTTTGTCGATGGCTGGGTAGTCGATGCCATCTGTGAACATCTGATGGCTGTTACCCGCGGCGATCTGCGGAAACTGGTGATCAACATCCCGCCTCGGCACTCGAAAAGTACGCTACTGGTGCTCTGGCGTGTGTGGACTTGGTTGCAATCCCCTTCTGAGCGCTTCCTCTCTGCCTCCTACAGTCATAACCTCTCGATCCGTGATAACGTGCGCTGCCGCCGTGTCATCGAAGACCTCTGGTTTCAAGCACGTTGGAGGCATGAGTTTCAGCTTGCAGGCGATCAGAATGCTAAGTCCTACTTCGAGAACACCAAAAGCGGCTATCAGATGGCCGTGAGCATGGATAGCACAACAGGCCAAGGTGGCTCCTACCTGGTGGTAGACGATGCACATAATGCCGACGAAGCCCACAGCGATGCTGAGCGCGAGGGTGCGCTCATCTGGTTTCGTGAGGTGTGGACCAATCGCCTGAACGATCAGGAGCGCGATAAGATGGTCGTCGTCGGCCAGCGCATCCACGAGAACGATGTATGTGGCTATATCCTCAAAGAGCGGCCCGATTGGGAACACCTGAATCTGCCTGCCCTTTTTGAGCCTTCGCGGCGCTGTACGACCTTGATCGGCTGGACAGACCCACGCGAAGAGGAGGGCGATCTGCTCTGGCCGGAGCGCTTCAGCCAGGAGACGCTAGATGCCTTGCGCCGAGACCTGGGCAGCAGCGGCTTTGCCGCGCAGTATCAGCAAACGCCTGTGCCCAGCGGCGGCGGTCAGTTCAAAGCGCGCTGGTTCCGCTATTTCGATGAGCAAGACGACGCCTATGCCCTAGAAACACCAGAGGGGGTCAGGCATGTGCTGGTGAAACAGGGCGCGCGCTTCATCACCGTTGATCTTGCCATAAGCCAGAAGCAAACGGCTGACTACACGGTCTTTTCGGTGTGGGTCACGACTCCAGACAAGGAACTGCTGTTGCTGGATTGCATTCGTGACCACATGGACAATCCTGAGCAGCAGAAGCAGCTCCAGCTGCTCTACCAGCGGTATCATCCGAACTATATCGAGATCGAGAACGTGGCCTATCAGCTGGCGCTGATTCAACAGTTGCTGCGCCAGGGCCTGCCTATCCGAGAATACAAACCGGTGAAGGATAAGGTGTCGCGTGCCTCAACCGCTTCAGTGTTCTATGAGGCGGGCAGAATCTATCATCGCCGGAGCGCGCATTTTCTGCCAGCGTGGGAAGACGAGTTGCTGACCTTTCCGCTGGGTGAGCATGATGACCAGGTGGATACGGTGTCGATGGCATGTGACGCGCTAGCCGAGAAATCACCACATGATTACCTGGATGATCTCAAGCGCCGCAAGGAACTGATGCAGCAGCGCACCGCAGCACCGACGCAGGATAATCCGCTGCCGCGTCAGATGCTGCTGCCCCAGAAAAAGAAAGCGTGGTGGGAGTGATGAGCCTCAGTGTTACGCTACGTTATCAGGGCAAAGAGTACACCATTGTCGATGCCTTTGCAGCGCCCATACATGAGACGCAGCTGGGCGATTACATGTGGACTGAGGGCAATTTCGCCTGTGATTGCAATCGGAGC